CATTAAAACAATTTTCTAACGTCGATTTATGGGCAAATACGTGCTGCGGATGTGATCCAGCCTATTACCCTAGAGCATCAATTGAAGATAAAACTTTTAGCATGGCGGAGTTAGCCGAAAAAACCCTCGAAGAAATAGACCAAACCATAAAGAAAATTAAAGCTGCCAGTAGCGGGCAAGACCGCGTTCTAAGCGACAACGTCGCTCGAGGCTGCAAAGGAGATGTGGGATGATGGAGCGACAAATTCACGCTTACGACTGTGGTCATTGTTGTTTGGCCTATATCTTAGGGATACCTGCTGAAACCGTAAGATCTTTCATGCCCGCCGCAGAGTTAGACAACCTCCAGCTCGAGCGAGCTCTCCGAATTCATCGGCGCTTTGTTGGTTATCTTGAAATTGCAAATGGATCTCGCGAACTGCGGGGCTCCGATCTAGCTATTTGCAACGTAACAGACGAAGGACATTGGGTTGTGTATGAGCATGGCAATTTTTTATGCCCCGCTGGGCAGGAATGGAGAACGGAAGATGTAGTTGATTTTTCAATCATCGTTAAACCCAAGGAGAAACCATGACCCCCCGACTGCAAAAAATAATGAAGGATATGGTTGAGAAATATTGCACAACTGAGCGAGAAGTAATCAGTTATTCTGACTCTGAACATCATGATGGATATATCGCAGGCTTCACAGCCGGCGTCGCCGAGCGCGATAAGGAACTATTGGAGATTGGGGAGGAAATTAGTTGGCAAGATGGAACTGCTTTTTATACCGACGTGAACGGGCAAAGGTGGGTGCATGAGACCGATGCGATTGGGTGTTTAAAGCAACTCAAGCTGAAGCTCGCGGCGAGTAACGCTGCCGTCATTGATGATTGGATAACACGCTACCACTCCATTAAAGATCGCATGACTGAAAAAGAAAAAGAACTCGCGGCTTTGGTTGATGCAAAAAACTGGGCCATTGATATGGCCTCAAGCTATAGGGATGAGTGCGAACAGTTGAGGACGCTATGGGAGTGCCACGGTGATAAACTTCAATGGGGGCCGCTACAGAACGCTAATAAGATTAGAGATGAGCGTCTATCTGACGAAGATGTAATTTCGTTAAGTAAGCAGCTCTTAGCCAAAGATAAAGAACTCGCCTCTTTGCGTGAGGAAAATGAGACGTGCAAGGCGCTAAGAAAAACCGAATTTGAGGTTTACCAAGACAAACTCCAAGCCCAGGACGCTTTGCTTAGGGAGTGTTTGGGAGCACTTGGGATAGGACGCCATAGATTTGACTATGACGACTTAATCGAAAAACTCACTACTCACTTGGAGAACAAATGATTGGTAGCCTTAAAGACGTCTTTCGAGACGACGACATAGCTTGTGGCGACCCGCTCTATTTATTAGACGAGATTAAAGCAATTTACCCAGAAGTTATTAAAATCGACCAGTGTTATATTGCGTTAAATGAGAAAGAGCATTGGTTAGATTTTGCGTTGTTTCAATTCAGCATGAGTGACGGTGACGGTACTAATGAGCGCGTGAGTTTAATTTTTCATGGCTCTGGCACAACTGGAAGCTTGCGAGAGGCACGCCACATATATTGGGGGCCAAACTCCGAGGGCTACACGTTTTACTTGCCTGGCAAAACGGTAATAAAAGCTTTAACTTATCTACAAAAATATTTTGATTTCGACTAAAGGACTACACGCAATGCCATGATACAGAAAATTAACCAACACTTGGAGAACAAATGATAAAAATATTTATGCACAAAACAACAGGCGAAATAGCTTTAAGCTTTTCCCCGAAACGACTTCATTTTGAAGACGATAGCGACGGCGACTTATGTAACCAATACCTTTTAATAGGTGTTTTCTGATGGGTGTTTTTGTATTTTTAGTGGTTTGGTATCTTTTTTTTGAGGCGGTTTTTCATCAAAACGACTTGGGCTGTAATTGCTATGAAGCTAGCTCGCTAATCTCAGCGGAGTAATTGACCGGCTCGAACGGTCGCATGGGCACTGACGGCCCCGTGCTCCCACTACACTAAATTACTCCGCTGAGATTAGCCTGCGTGTTTATTTAATTTCCGCATTGCCTTTTTCACAGCTTCAGTGATCGCCTGACGCTTAAGTTCTCCAACATCAACGCCGCTTTTGTCTAAGAGTTCAAGGTCCTCACCCACTTCAGGCAAAAGCTTGATGTTGGCGGGGTACGTGTATTTTGCAGTTTTTTTCATCGGAAGCTGATCCATAAATTCATTAAAACTTTAAAGAAACATTTCGTCAAAGATTTCTGAAAGATTTCCCTGAGAAACCTTAAAAGAGGCTCCAGACTTGAGTTTAAGGCAATTGTGTAAACCAATTTAAAAGGAGATTCCCGTGGAAAATAAATCTGTAGATTACAAATTCAATGGTACGCAGCTTGTTATTACTGTTGACCCCAACAAAGACGGCCAACCTGTTTTGACGCTCACCCTCGAGATGGCTGAAATCCCAGATGAAGTCCTAAGCGCCATCCAAAGCAAAAAGGCTAACTAATTGGGCTTTGTAAACTGGCTCGCAGGAATCATTGCAAAGGCCGTGATGGAGAAAGTCGCGGCTCAGCTTAATGAGTATTTCGAGACCAAAACTAAAATCAATGCAATTGGAACGGAAGCTAAAGAGCTTATGGGGGAGTTGGACAATGCTCAATCAGACGAGGAGCGCAAAGCTATCATGCGCAAAATTTCTAATTTTTCTGACCTTAAGCATCTGCTCTAGCTGCACGACCCTCAGGCCTCCACCGAAGGTCACAAAGTGCTTAATCAATCAGCCTAAGGGCGGAATGGACTGCATTAATTCTTCGGGCACCGAGTTCTTTTTGCCGTTTTCAAGCCCTGATGCGGACAAGCACGTCTGCATGCCAGGGAAACAATTCATCGACGCCGCAGCCTGGCTTCAAGAGCTATTAACCGTCGCGACCAAGGGGAAGAAGTAATGGACGCCATCATCTCAATTGTAAAACAACTCATCGAACTTTTAACGGCGTTTTTGGCGCAGAGTAAAGCGCAGGAACCGCCACGGCCAGATAAGGCGCCCCCTGAAATTGAAGAAAAACCAAACGCTGTGACGGAACCCATTGTTCAAGTCGTTAAGGGCGTTAAATACAAAACCCACGGGAAATTTAAAACAAAATCAGGGAAAGCCAAGGGCCTCGTTGTCCACTACACGGTGAGCGGCCGCTCTCAAGCCGCTGCAAAAAACGTCGTGGCCTATCTCGCGAAAGAAGGCTTGGGCTGCCCCGTAATGGATGAAAACGGAATAATTTATATCCCTGAAGGATTTAACTGGCTCACCGATGTCGCTTATCACGCAGGTGTTTCCTCGTGGAAGGGTGTTTCCGGCATAAGCGCCTACTGTATAGGCATGGAGATTTGCAATTGGGGAACGGCGGGGAAAGAAAAGGGCGCAAAAGACCTAAGAATCCAAGCTTCGAAGAAAGAAAACATCAAGCCCGGCACATATCAAATGTACACCGAGGCGCAAGAAAAGGCGCTCATCAATCTTTGCCTGTGGCTTAAAAAACAATGCCCTGAATTTGATTTTGATTGGGTCGTCGGCCACGACGAGATTGCCCCAACAAGAAAAGCAGATCCCGGCGCGTCTCTCAGCATGACAATGCCGGACTTAAGAAAGTTGTTAAAGGCGTAAGTGTTGATTCAACAGGGATGTTTTGGGGGAGCTTCATTGAAGAAGCGCGTGCCAAAGGAATATTTGGGGGCTTTTAAGGCGGGGCATAGGCATGCGGCGAGGGCGTACATCGACGAGGAATTTAGCTTTCAGCTTCTTAAGCGAGTAGAGCAAGGATGCGCGAAAGCAAAAGAGGCTCTTGAGTGGCTCGTGAAATTCAATAACGAGCACTACCGCGGGGTCTATAAGCTTGACGGCACGGACTTTAACGCCACGAAAGAGGAGCGCAAGAAACTAAGGCACGAGCGATATGCCCGGGACGAGGACGTGATGGCCGCGCAGACGCTTGAGCTTGAAATGGTCGAAATTCAAACGACTGAGGACGAGCTCATCACCCTAATTGACCTAAAAATAGAGAAAGAGCGCTCAACGGGTCAATAATTTTGGCACTTGTCTAATAAGGATCACCAAATTAACGGGCCATTCTTAGGAACGCCCTAAAAAAGGATGTAACCAATGAAAAAAAACGCACCTAGAAAAAAGACTGAAGCCGAAAAAGAAGAAATTCCCAAGGACCTTCAGGATATGCTTGGCTCGCTCACGGCACTTGCCACAATACACACGCTCCTGCAAAGGGGCATGTTTCAAGTCACAGAACACGGTGCAGTCGCATCTTCAATTCAATACGTCGAAATCCTCCATAAACAGGTCATGAGCGACGCCAAGGCGCACCCTAAGGCCCATCTTTCACCGCAGCTTGTTGCCGCAAATAGAACACCTGAGGAGCAGGAAAAGCTCGACAAGGAGTTTTTAGAAATCGTCGAAAAGACACAGGCAAGCGACAAAACCACTGAAGCACAGGCGGTGCAATAATGGCCAGACCCAAAAAAATCCAAAATTTAGCCGAAAACATTAAACCCTCTGATAAGGCGCCACAGATTATTTTCCCTGACGTTCGCGTTGCCGGAGAAAACCATCCGCTTGAGGATATGTGGATCGACGGCAATTTCCCGGAACTAAAGGCCGTTGGCTGCTGCCCGATGAAATGCGGAGAAAACGCCGCCGGCAATCCGATCATGCGCTGGATGAGCTACACAATGACCACAAAGGGCCCTAACGTAACCAAGATCGAAATCTCTGAGCCTGATATTAAGGCAATCGCTGAGGAAACGGCGAAAATCGCGTTCGTCACTCACTTCATTGATCAGGATGCAAACGGGCTATGATTAAACTTTCAGAGAAAGAAATCAAAGCAATCGTGCTCGTTGGAACTTTGGTCGCTGCGATCATCATCGGCTCGTGGCCCGCAGTCGCCGTGTTTTTTGGCGTCATTGCTCTTGTGGGTCTTGATGAAATCAACGTGAATCGTGACCTAAAATCGGCGCTCGACGTTCTTGCTAAAAGCCAAATGGAGCTCGACAAGAGATTTAACGAGCAGCTTGAAGTCGTTTTGGGCATTAAGAAAGAGCACGAATCGATTCAAAAGAACGCCGATGAGCTAAAAAAGCTCGTCACCCAGACCAACATCGCAAACCTGCTGCCTCAGCATCCCGGAGCAAGGAGAGTCGGTGTCTAAGGAAAATCGAAAGAAATGCACGGACGCCGAGGTCGAGGTGCGCGTTACAGAGATTCAAAAGCTTTTACTCAATGGCTTCACGCGGCCCTACATCGTGGAGATGGCCAATAGAAAGTGGGGCATTGCTCTCCGTACGACGGACGAGTACATCAAGCGCGCCACGGAAAACATCAAGGCCATAAATCAAACCGCGCGCGAGGACAACCTGGCTCTTGTGACCACGAACCTTTGGGATCTTTTTAGAAGCTGCAAGGAGATGGGTGAGCTCGGTGAGGCGAGAAAAGCCATCATGGACATTGCAAAACTTCGCGGACTAGACGTTCAACTCGTGGAGCATTTTGTAAATGAACGGCCACTTGAAAGCGTCTCGGACGAGGAGCTCGATAAGGTCTTAGGCCAATCAGATGGGCGCCATTAAGTACGAGGACGCGGTCCGAGAGAAGTGGTATCGAAACGACTTAGATTTTAAGCTCCACGCTGCACAGAAGGTTCTACAAGAGACCTTCAATGAGGCTCGCGGGCAGCTTTTTGTCGCTAACTGCTCAAGGCAGTGGGGAAAATCTTACTGGGCTGTTAAGATCGCAATTGAGACGGCGCTTAAAAACCCCAAGGCGCAAATCCGTTATGGCGCGGCCTTTCAAACGGACCTTGAAGAATTCATCATTCCGGCTTTTGAGAAAATCCTAGAAGATTGCCCTCAGGAGCTAAAACCAAAATACAATGCACAGAAGTCGGCGTTTCTTTTTCGAAACGGCTCAAGAATTAAACTCGTTGGTCTTGATAAGCGTCCAAACGGTCTGCGTGGTAACACTCTTGACCTGATCATCATCGATGAGTGTGGCTTCGTAGGAAATCTCGATTACATTTATAAATCGATCATTGTTCCTGCGACACTTCACAGGCCTAATTGCAGAATTATTCTCATCTCCACTCCCCCTTCGACGCCAGCGCATCCTTTCGTCGAGTATGTGCAAAAAGCCGAGATTGAGGGCAGTTATGTTGTGCTTGATATTTACTCAAACCCTCTGATTAGCGAGGGCGACATTGAGCGCATGGCAAAGGAGTTGGGAGGCAAAGAATCAACCGCCTTTCAGCGCGAATGTCTTTGCAGGTTTGTGGTCGAGGGGGATTTAGCGATCATTCGCGAGTGGGATGATAAGTACATTGAGGAAGTCCAGCGCGATGAGTATTTCGGTTACTACGATCTTTATACATCGATGGACATGGGGCGAATTGATTTCACGGCGCTAATCTTTGGCCACTACAATATCAGGCGCGCAGCCCTCGTCATTGAAGATGAACTCACGCTCCATGGCCCAACGTGGACGACGGTCACGCTAAAGGATGCCATTTTACAAAAAGAGCGGGAGCTGTGGTTTGACGAAAAGGCCAAAGAGGCTAAGAAGGTTTTTCGGCGCATAGCGGATAACAACAACCCGCATCTGATTTTGGATCTTGCAAGCATTCACAACCTGTCTTTTATCGAAACCACGAAAGAGTCGCTTGAGGCCATGGTTAACGAAGTGCGTTTCATGGTCGCCGATGGGCGCATCATCGTGCATCCGCGGTGTAAGCTTTTAATAGGCTGTCTGAAGTACGGAATCTGGGATGAAAAGCGGCGCGAATTTGCAAGATCAAAGGTCTATGGGCATTTTGATCATTTGGCTGCCCTGATTTATTTGGTGCGGAACCTTGCTAAAGACAAAAAAATCCCGGCCATACACGGCCACGACAATGCGCGCTCTTGGGTGAAGCACGTCAAAGAAGAAAACATTTCGCCTAACGCGAGGCTTTTGGGAAAAACGCTTTTAACAAAAAAACAGCCATTTAAGGGATAGAAATTTTGGCACTTCTCCTCTGTGGGGGAAGTCATGTCAGAAAACAGCACAAAACCATATTGGGCCTCGGTACCATCGGATGAAATCGCAGACGAAATCTTAGACTGGGTCGATAAGTACTATAAATATTTAACGCTCTCTGGGCGCTTGGACCTCTATCGGAGAAGCTGGGGTTACTACTATAAACCCATGCTCTTGGGCTCGCGCCTTAATCCTGCGGGCTCCATCGGTGAACTCACGACAATCTCGGTCAATCACTATCGAAACCTTTTGCTCCACCTTGAAACCCTCACAACTCAGCAGCGCGCAGCGTTTGAGCCCGTGGCCGCGAACAACGACGAGAAGTCTCAGGCGCAGGTCGTTCTGGCGGGCGGTCTTTTGGACTACTACATGCGCGAAAAGAGGCTTGAGCGCCTCATTGTTCAAGCTGTTAAAGACGGGATGATTTTCGCTGAAGGCTTTGTTCACGCCGAGTGGGATGCGACGGGTGGGAAAGAGTACGGCCTTACTCCCACGGGGGCGCCCGCATATCAGGGCGACATGAAGTACACAAACTACAACCCATTAAACTGCATCCGCGACTATGAGCTCGAATCTCCCACGGCGGTTTGCTGGTACATCTTAAGAAGCTTTCAAAACAAATACGAACTTGCGGCGAAATACCCTGACCTCGCAAAAGACATTCTCGACGATTCAACCGATTTCACCGAATACTCTCGCTCGACGACGCTCAACTTTCATGGCGATAAAGAAACAAGCAATATCGCCATTTATAAGCTCATCCATCAGCCGACGCCGGCGCTCCCCCAGGGAAGATTTACGATGTGTCTTGATAACGGCACGGTCCTTCAGGATGGCCCGCTTCCCTATAAGGAAAACCACGTTTATCGCCTGGCTCCGGACGAGCAAACGGGTAGCATTTTTGGTTACACGGTCGGGTTTGACCTCCTCCCGGTTCAAGAGGCCATTGACCTCGTTTATTCAACCGGGGTTACAAACTTTGCCACTTTTGGTGTCCAAAATATTCAAATGCCAAAGGGCGCTGATCTTTCAGTGAGTCAGATTGCGGGCGGATTAAACGCTTTCGAGTATGACTATAAGCTTGGTGAAATTAAACCGCTTCAGCTTGTTTCAAATCCGCCTGATTTTTATCAGTTCACGCAAATGCTCGAGCATGTGGGGGAAATTCTCTCTGGTGTAAACTCTGTGGCGCGTGGAAACCCCGAGGCGTCGCTTAAATCGGGCGCCGCCCTGGCACTCGTGCAGTCGATGGCTGTTCAGTTTTCAATGGGTTTGCAGCGCTCCTATGCGCAGCTCGTTGAGGACGTGGGTACCGGCACCATTAACATTTTAAAATCCTTTGCCACGGTTCCACGGGTCGCCGAAATCGTAGGGAAAGCCAACCGTCCACTCATGAAACAGTTCACGGGCCAAGATCTAGACGGCATTAACCGCGTGTCAGTGAACATGGGTAACCCACTCACGGCCACACTCGCAGGACGCACGAATTTAGCGGAAAACCTTGCCGATCGTAACATGATTGAAAATCCGGATCAATATATCCAGGTCATGACGACCGGGCGTTTAGAGCCAGTGATCCAAGGAAAGCAGCAAGAGCTCATTTTGATTAAGGGCGAAAACGAAAAGCTTTCGGACGGAATCCCTCAGCGCGCACTTATCACCGATCAACACTCCCAGCACATTCTCGAGCACAAAATCGTGCTCGCAAATCCAGAAATTAGATCAAACCCAAATAGCCCTGTGCTCGCTGCAACATTGGCTCATATTCAGGAGCATATCAATTTCCTAAAGACAGCGGACCCGTCGCTTTTAGCGCTGATTCACCAGCAATCGATGGCGCCGCAAATGCCGCCGCCCCCGGGTGACGGGCAAGCGGCCATTCCGCCGGCCGGACCTCAACCGCCCGACGTGCAGGAGCCAAACATGCCGTCGCCGCCCGAGGGAACAGACCCACAATCAGCCGCAGTAATTGAAAACCAACAGCAAACGTAAACAAACCATGAGGCCCATCAATTGACGGCCAAGGAGACACTATGGAAGCACCTGGATCAGGAGCGCCTACGCAAGCGGCGCAAAGCCAACCAAACCAACCGGCGGACCCGAAAGCGCCACAAGGGCAAGCACCAGCGGGAGGCCCGGCCACGGCCGGAACGGTTAAAGAAGCCGCCCAAGCCGTAATGGAGAAATTCAAAATCAAGGTCGACGGGCGAGAAGAAGAAGTCGACCTTGAGGAACTTAAGCGCGGCTATGGCCACCAAAAGGCCGCAAACAAAATCCTGCAAGAGGGGAAACAGGCGAGAAAACAAGCCGAAATGTTCATCTCCATGCTCAAGGACCCGGACAAGGTCGAGGAGATTTTGGAAAAACTCGGCCACAAGCCGCGCGAGTTATTTGAGACAAGGCTTGCAAGCAAAATTAAGCGCGAAATTCTCGAGAAAGAGGACCCTCGAGCGATTGAGCTTGAGGATGCACGCGCAAAACTTAAGGCCTATGAGGACCTAGAGCGAAAGCAGAAAGAGGCTCAAGAGAAGCGCGCACTTGATGAAATGAAGGCTAAGTACGCCAAAGACTACAACGACCAATTTGTTGGCGCCTTAAAGGAAACTGGGCTCCCGGCGACAAAAGAGTCGGTGAGCAAAATGGCTCAGTACATTTCGCGCGCAGCAAAGATAGGGTATGAGATTACCCCGCAAGAGGCCGCAAAAATGGTTCAAGAGGACATTCAGCAATACAAGATTGCCCTGCTTTCACAGGCGGACGGCGAAACGCTGCTCAATATGTTGGGTGACGAAATGGCCGAGAAAATTCTCACTGCTCGAGGCTCGAGAGTGAAATCGCCAACGCTCCCCACGCCCCAAGAGCAGGGACAGCGGCGCGAGCGCAGAACCAACACGAATATTTCAGACAAAGAACGCCGGCGCATGACTCGCGGATGGGGATAAAAATAATTTTCAAAAGTCCTTAAAGATTTTGGCACTTAGTGTTTGTAGGGGGATCTTTAGGGACGCTTTCATGCTATCCCGCGATCACCTTAAAGACTTTTGGGATTTGAGCCGCATTTGCCAAGCTCTCATCAATAAGAAGTCGCCACAGAAGAAACCAATTTCAAAAACTTACTTTGAGTCGCTCTAAGCCTCAAACAGGCCCGACTGCACTCAAAAAATCTTTAAGGAGATTTCTTTATGTCACAAACGGGTGATTTAAACTCAACCTATAAAATCGCATATCCCTCTGGCATCGTCGACGCACTTCCCAAGTATGGGAAAATCCGCGACCTCGTTGATTTCGTGCCGTCACAGTTGATGAACGGTAAGCATTACGAACAGCCCGTAACGCTGACCCGCGAACAGGGCTTCACTTATTCTTTAGACACACAAACAGCCTACGCGCTCAACGACTCTATCGGTATGGAAATGCAGTCCGCTGTTGTTCCCGGCGCCGACATCGTTTTGAACTCGACTGTTGGTTACAACCAGGCCGCTCGCGCCTCTCACTCCGCCACAAGCTTTAAGAACGTCATGAGCTTGAAGTTTGAAAACATGATGGAATCTTCAGAGATGCGTCTTGAAATCGCCTATTTATATGGTCAAGACCATATCGCTCAGGCCGCAGCTCAACAGGTCGTAATTGCAAGCTCCATGCTCCCTATCGTCATCGACACAGACGAATGGGCGACTGGTATTTGGACTGGCTCCGAAAATGCCAACGTCGTTTTCGTTAAAGCCTCTGATAACACCGCCGTTGACTCTCTGCGCTCTTTCAAGGTTGCTAAAGTCGACGTTGACGCTCGCACAGTTTACTTCGCGGCCGGTACCGCTGGCACAGCTGGTACGCTGACCACGCTTGAGACTGCAATCGAAGCCTACGCTTGTAACATCCATTTCTATGGCTCTTGCTCCGGTTCCGACAGCTCTTTCGCTTATGCGGAAATGGCGGGCTTGAAGAAAATCCTCACCAACACGGGCTCCTTGTTCGGCATCGACGCCGGAACTTATGACTTGTGGAGAGGCAACTCTGTTACGGTTTCTGGTCAGCTTACAATGCAAAAAGTGTTGTCTGCTGTGGCAAAACCCGTTCAGCGCGGTCTTAACGAGAAAGTTTCTTGCCTCGTGAACCCAAGCACATGGGCTGATTTGGCTTCAAACTTGGCCGCATTGAGACGTTTTGACGGCTCCTATTCTAAGAAGAAAGCCGAAAACGGTTCTGAAGAACTTGAGTATTTCTCTCAGAACGGTTCAATCAAGATCATCTCTTACAACATCGTTAAGGAAGGCGATTGTTTCATCTTCCCAGAAGATAGAACTATCCGCATCGGTGCTCGTGAGTTGGGCCTAAATGATCCGACTCGTCCTGAAGAAGAAATTTTCTTCACGATTCCTGGATACGCTGGCGTGGGCTTGAGAGCCTATACGAACCAAGCGATTTTCCTCGAGACACCGGCTCGCGGTGTGTACATCACCGGCATTACTAACTCGAACTAATCAAACCTTTAAGGGCTCCTCCCCAGGGGCCCTTTTTACTTTAGAAAGGGTTAAAAATGTCCTCACTTCAAAGAATTGTTCTTACCTATAACGGCACGGCCGATGACTTCAAATCCGAAAGCAATCTCGCGATGGGCGGCCAGGACGCGCTAAATAACTTCATCGACTACTTGGGCGGCCTTCAAGGCGGAGCTCAATTGGGCGCGAAGCTTGATTTCAATGTGGGCGCGGTTAAGGCCTCAGGCACCATCACGGTGGCGACGGGTGGCTCAACCAACAATCAAACGATGACGATTTGTGGGGTTACACTCACCGCGAAAACATCGAGCACAGCGAACAATGAATTCACAATTTCTGCGACTGCGGCAACGCAAGCGGCAAACATGGCGGCGGCGATTAATGCTTCAACCAACTTGGCTGGAATTGTGACCGCGACAAGTGCACTGGGCGTTGTGACTGTAACAGCGGTTGTTCCGGGCAAGATCGGTAACGGTCTTGTTATGGCAAACGTCAACCTGTCCAACGTGACGGCGGTCAGTTTTGCAAACGGCATAGACGGCACAGCGTACTCGATTGATCTTCGATAGTTAATTTTTAGTCAGGGGAATTAATGAGCGTTGATTTAACGATAAACGGGGTCACTTATCCGTTTCCCGAAACCGGCGACACTGATTGGGGTCCAGACGTTACAGACTGGGCCACGGCGGTCACAGGCGGCATGCTGCAAAAAGCGGGCGGCACGTTTCAGCTTTTAGCCGAAGTTGATTTCGGCACGGCCTACGGGATTAAGTCCCTCTATTACAAATCGCGCACGGCAAATCCCGCCTCGAGCGGGCAAATCCGCCTAGCTCAAGCCGACGTTATTAATTGGCGCAATAATGCCAATGGCGCGAATCTCTCTCTTGGGGTTTCAAGCGACACGCTTCAGTTTAACGGAAGCAACATTGCAACAGCAAGCGACCTCGCGAGCTACGTTCCCAAAAGCCTTTATTCAGCAAAAGGCGCCATTTTGGCGGCGTCTGGAACGTCAACACCCGCGACTCTTTCAGTGGGTACAAACGGGTTTGTTCTTACTGCTGACTCAGGAGAGGCCACCGGCATCAAATGGGCTGCTGCTGGGGCGGGCGACGTACTAGGCCCTGCAAGCTCTGTGAATAACGGCTTCGCTAGATTTGATGGCACCACTGGGAAGCTGTTGAAAGATGGCGGGACAACGCTTGTTAACGCTGACATAGCAACAAACGCGGCAATCGCATTTTCAAAAATGGCCGCGCTCACCGCAAGCCGCGCTCTCGTGTCTGACGGCTCGGGTGTTGTTTCAGCCGCGACCACAACAGCCACAGAAATTGGCTATTTAAATGGCGTCACAAGTTCAATTCAAACACAGCTCGACGCAAAACAGCCGACAATCTCGGTCAGCGACACAAACTCAATCGACTCCACGCTCTCTTCAAACACAATTAGCTCGTCGCTTAAAATCTCGACAGGGGCCGCGTCTAACGGGTCTTACAATGCTCTTTTGACAATTGAGTCAGATGGGCTGATGGCCCAAGTGCCTGCTTATGCAAACGCGCTTACAAATCTAAGCTTAGCGGTGACCTTTGGTGCTGGTGCGATGACAATCGCTGTTAAAACGCTGGCTGGCAACAATCCAACATCTGCAAGCCCGGTCATTGTTCCAGTAAGAAGTAACACTGCCTCTTCAGGGGCCTTTGATTTGGTCGCCGTCACAAGCGCACTGAGTATTACGGTGCCGTCAGGGGCGACGCTTGGGTTGAATTCCGGCGGGGGGTTTGGCTCTGTTTATCTTTCTTTCATAAATAACGCAGGCACAGGCGAGCTTTCTGTAAACTCTCAATGGCTGCAAGATGGAATTATTTCAACAAGCGCTATCGGTACTGGGTCTGATACCGCCGGGGATTATTCGACAACATCACGCTCTAATGTTGGAAGCCGGATGATTGCGCGACTTGATTTCAATTCTGCGCCAAACGGAACATGGGCGTCGGTTGACAAGGTCTCGATTGGAAACTGCGGAGACCTTCACTCGGCAACCAGCGTGGTTACGCTGCTTACGGCTACGTCTGGAACGAAAACGCCAGGAGCATCAAACAACTATCTTGCTATGAGCGGGAACTCCTTAATTTTGCAGCCGGGGTTTTGGAAGCTAAACGGTCAAATTGGGTTTGCAAGCTCAGGCGGCTCTGCGGGCTATGCCAGCTTTCAAGCTCTTTGGTCAGCGGCAAACGGCGGCGACAATGGAACGTTGCCTGCGTCCCTAACGACGACGACAGGCCTTACCGTGCTCTCACCATACGATAGTTCCGGTGGCTTTAACTCACCGTCCGCTTACTTAACGGCAACACTCAATGCGGGCACGCTGCAAATGCCAGAGGTAACTGTTTACGCCGATCGCACAGCGACGGTCTATTTGGTTCCGAGGGCTGCAATGTCAACCCCTGCAAATGCAAGAGTGACTTGCGCGGCTTGGGCTCAACTTATTTCTTAAAGGAGATTTATGATTAGCTACTCACAGAAAATTTTAATTGACGGCGAAATGACCGGAACTGACGAAAACACTTCAGATCCCCTTTGGGTTGGCACAGCGACGGTTTTTGGTATCCAAGCTTTGCGCGATGGCGATGCCGCTGGGTCAGTGAAGCTGCAAGCCTCTTGTTCACCAGCAAGACCAAATACTCTGGCGGGGAACCTGCCGTCAGTCGCCATTCCAGATGAAGAATGGGAAGACATTCCAGACTCTACTTTTTCAGTCGCAGCCACGGTCGGGTGGATTTGGAGTTACGATGGCGCAGGCTTTAACTGGGTAAGAGCAGTTTACACAAATGCAAGCGGCACCGGCACCATTAACGTCAGAGCGAACGTAAAATCAAACGAGGTCCTAGGGTAATGGGATTTGTTCAGCTGCCATTAGGAGATAGCGGGCCCACGCATCGTTACCTGATTGACGAAATCGGTGACGTTGGCGGCGCGTATTCTTTTCAGCAGCTTGGAACATATGATGGCCCATTAGTAAAAATCAGAAGAGCCTCAGACAATGAAGAGCAAGACTTTGCCCCAACTGAAGGCGGAGTACTTGATACCGCAGCAATCGAAGAATTTTTAGACGGCACGACGGGTTTTGTAACTACTCTTTATGATCAAACAGAGGGTGGACACGACCTGATTCAGGCAACATCAGGAAATCAACCGCAAGTATTAAAAGATTCAAACGGCTACTGGTATGCCAACTGTACTCAAAAATTCATAGCTTCGGCAAGCTTCATTGGCGCGCAAACAAACTCAACAGTTCACGTTATCTGGCAGTGTCTTTCAAATGGAGCCTTGCCCGTAACGAACGCTCAGGGCGGCATTAACCTTGGGGCCGGAAACAACATTCTCGTGCCATGGTGGACAACAGAGCAGTCGCCGACATTTAAAGACGCTTCCCAATCAAGCTTTAACTGGGCTGACAATAAGCCTCGAGAACACATTTTTAAATTCTTAAACGGGTCCGTGGCGAGCTTTGAGTACGCTTCAAACGGGAGAACCCCTTATACGGTGGCAAACCCAAGCTATTCAGAACTTTCGGTCGGAGCTTCTTTAGTTGAGGGAAATTTGCGCGTCTATGAGCTAGTAGTTTTCACAAAAGATGCTGATCAGGAAACTATTTTTGAGATCACAAAAAACAACTATCCCCTGATGTTCATGACGGAAACGCTTTGGCTCAACCTTGGCGACTCAAACACGGCGGCTGGTTTTGCGAACATTGGAACTCAGTGGACGGCAAGACAGGTAATTCAACAGCCCATTGAGGTGCCATACTACTCTCGCGCTCACGGTGGTTTTACAATTCAAGATTTTCTCGACCACCCAGAAGACGTCACGTTTTATTTAGAAAATTTCACTTACGATAACGCGACTGTGATTATTTTTCTAGGAACAAATGACATAGCAATTGACGGCATCACGGGCTCCGAGTGCTACGATAAGCTGTGTGAGTTAGCTGGAATTATAAGAGCAGCTGGAGCCATGACCATTGCAGCAATTACCATGCTCCCGCGAACAGCTGCGGCTCCGTTTTCGGCTGAGCGGGATATTTTTAACGACCTTTTGATTGCAAATGCAGAGGGTGTTTTTGACATCGTCATCAACACGACTCTGGACCCCGCGCTAGAAGATCAAAACGACCCAACTTATTTTGCAGACACCACGCATTTGAACGATGCCGGTCAACAACAACTTGCGGACCTTGTGGTGGCTGCTTTTTAAAGGAGTAAACGTGAACGACGAAATGAAATTAAAGGTTATCCAAGAAATCATGGACGATCTTCAAAGCCAGATGGAGATGGGCAGGGACGACTTCGATGAGCGTCTCGGCCGCAAAAAGCCTGATATTGAAATTCGAGAAGAAGTTATCGGGAAAGACCTCGACGGCGACATGGAGATGGGCGAGGACCCAGAACACATGGAGACGGTCTTGGGCGACGACGAATCCCCCGAGGATAAACTCAAATCACGCATCATGAAAATGAGAGGCTAAATTGGCCCTACCTCAATATGCGACAGAACAGTTACTTGAAAACATCAAGCGCCGATGCTTGGTGCCGACAAGTCAGCTCACCTACACGCCTCAAGGGCTCACTGATTTGGCAAACGATACGCTTCAGGGCGAAATCGTGCCGCTCATTATGTCGACTCGTGAGGACTATTTTGTCACGCATGTTGATGTTCTAAGCCCCGCCGACGGCGTTATTGATTTTCCGGCTGAAGCCGTGGGGTCGAAACTTAGAAACGTCTGCTATTACCCGTCGGGCAATCCGCTCAACATCATCAATTTGCCAAGGATTGACCTGGATCTTGTGGCTGGGGTCGGTTTCATGAATTACGCCACTTTGGCGGGGTTTTATATTGAGGGGAATAAATTCTGCCTCTACCCAAACACCTCGGTTCCGACAAACACAACGATTCGCATCTATTACTACAAACGCGTGCTGACACTTGCCGCGCCCGGCCACTACGCCTACGTGCGAAGCGTCGACACAAACACGAATGAGATTATTGTCGATTCGGTGCCCTCTGACTGGGAGGTGGGCTCAGAACTCAATACGGTTTCGGGTGAGCCGAACTTCGATATCACAAATTCACGGGTCACAATTCAGGCCCTATCTTCTCCGACGATCACGCTCGATAGCGTCGAGGACATAGAGGTCGGAAATTACATTTCGTTTTACGGCTATTCGGCGATTCCCATGATTCCGCTTGAGGCGCATCAATATCTTGCGCAAGTCACCGCCGGTAAGGTGCTTGAGGGCCTGGGAGACCGCGAGGGGATGACGGCGGCCCTTCAGAAAGCGCAATCGCTTAAAGATTCACTGCTTGTCATGATTTCTAACCGCATCGATGGGAGCCCTAAAAAGGTCATTAATCCTCAAGGGGGATTAAGAATGCCTTACTGGCGACGTGGTTGGTGGGGGTTTTAATTGGCCGCTCAACAAAAGCTCGACCTTCAGTTAAAAGGCCTCTATACGACGCCAAACAACCTCTCTGCGGTTCCGCAAGGGGCGCTCGAGGTCGCTGACAACGTCGTTATCAACACGCAGTCGAAAGTCGACTCGCGCCGCGGACAAACCCAATACGGCGACCCCCTAGATATTGGCTCGGGCCAAGTTAACAAACTGTTCAATTACGCGCAGTCCATCATTGCAAACTATGACGACAAAATGGCCTACGACTCTGGGAGCGGCGTTTGGGTCGAATACCCGGGCACCTATACGGCGCCATCAAACGACTTCCGCATGCGCTCCCTTGAGGCGGCAAAAAACTTTTACTTCACGACCGATGCCGGGATTTACAAGCTTGACGCGATAAACGCAGACCCGCGGCCCGCGGGCGTCGTTCGCGCTCTAGGCGGCACCGCCACAACAACGGGCACGACGGGATTTCTTGAGCCAGATTCGGCGGTCGCCTATCGCATGATCTGGGGCTATCGGGATGCAAACAATAACCTCATTCGTGGGGCGCCATCTCAGCGTCTTGTTGTCGCAAACTCAGGCTCGGACCCCGTCGACGTCAATCTCACGTTTCAGATCCCAGACACAATCACGACTGAGTACTTTTATCAAATTTATAGGTCTTTCGGCACGGCCGATGCCGACGATGAGCCCTCAGACGAGCTTCAGCTTGTCATCCAGGGAAACCCGACCTCGGGGGAAATTTCGGCAAAGGAATTCACAACTCTCGACATTACTCCCTATTCCCTCATGCGGGAAACGCTCTACACGTCGCCCTCGCAGCAGGGGATAGAGAATGCCAACTATGAGCCACCCTTTGCCATTGACATGGACGTGTTTAAAAACTGCGCATTTTACGCCAATATCACGCAAAAGCAGTCCTTGTCTCTTGCGCTCATTTCGGTGGAGTTCCCTTCTTTTGGCTATTACACCTCGGCGACGGTTGACACGACAAACGGCTCTGCTGTTTTGACCGGCGTTACGGACACAAGCGACTTGCGCGTGGGGATGCGCGCCGTGGGCACCGGGATTCCGGCGGGGCTCACAGTACTTTCAATCGATTCCTCAACACAAGTCACCCTTTCCGGTAACGCTTCAGCGACGGGCACCGTGAGTGTGGAGTTTCAAGACAGGCTCACGGTTGGGGGCGTAAATTATTGGGGCGGTAGCGCACAAGATGTGGCCACAAACACCTTTTTTGTCGATGCCTCTGGCACCCCGGGGCAAAACATCGCAGCGACCGCTTTAAGCTTGGTCGAAGTTATCAATAAGAGCTCATCAAACACGCTCGTTTATGCCTACTATCTCTCGGGCGTTGAGGATTTGCCGGGGCAAATTCTATTTCAGGAGCGGGCTATCGGGGGCGCCACTTTTTACGCCACAAGCACGGCTGGGGATTCGTTTTCTCCCGTGCTTCCTGCGTCTGGAACCACAATCGCCTCTGATAACGATGCGAGACAAAACCGGGTCGCCATTTCAAAACCCGGCGAGGTTGAGGCTGTGCCCAGCTACACATATTTTGACGTGGGCTCGGCGAATTTTCCCATTCAGCGAGTCGTGGCGCTTAGGGACGGGATTTTCTTTTTTAAGCAAGACGGGATTTTTAGGCTTTCCGGGGAAACTTTCTCAAGTTTCGTCCTCGACCTTTTGGATAACACCGTGACGCTTCAGGTGCCAGAAAGCGCCGTGGCCTTTAATAACCAAGTGTTTTGTTTCACCACGCAAGGGGTTTGCGCCGTCACGGATGCCGGCGTCCAGATCATGAGTGTTCCCATTGAGGCAACACTCCTTGAGCTTTCAAGCGATCAGTATACGAATTTCGTTTCGGCAAGCTTTGGCGTGGCCTACGAATCGTCGCGCCAATACCTGTTTTTCACCGTAACTGAAACCGATGACGAGTTTGCGACCCAAGCGTTTATTTATAACTCGCTGACTTCGACCTGGACCCGATGGGTGATGAATCGGACCTGCGGCGTGGTCAACACGTCAGTTAACAAGCTGTTTATGGCCGAGCCTGATTCTGGCCAAGTGCTCATTGAGAGAAAATCATTCACCAACGCCGACTACGCCGACGAGCAGTACAACGTGACGATTAGCTCAATCGATACCGCAAACAGCCAGGTCACGGTTCTAGACGCATCAAGCGTCGCCACAGGAATGACATTGTCACAAAATGCCCGCAATTACCTGGTTACTGAGGTGGCCGGTAACGTGCTCACGCTAACGGGAACCTCGGGGCTCACGGCCGCCGCGGCGATTGTGTACACGCCGATTGAAAACTCAGTGCAATGGGCGCCGATTGATCTAGAAAACCCAGGGCTTTTAAAGCAATTTTCGGAGATTGGACTGTTTTTTAGAAACGCTGCCTTTAGGGAAATTGAGGCCACGTTTTCCTCAAATATTACGGCCGGGGATGAAACCGTAATGATCGCAAATATCAGTCTTGGGGGTTTTGGCGAATTCCCCTTCGGGCAACAGCCCTGGGGTGGGGTTTTAGGGGGCCAGGCCGTTTTAAGAACCTATGTTCCGCCGGAACAGCAGCGCTGCAATTGGCTGATTTTGGCACTTAGAACTCAAGAGGCTTTCACGGGGTTTTCCCTTCAAGGCCTTTCTGTTTGGTTTAACCCAATGAGCCCGAGGATTAAATAGGTGAAATTTCAAACGCCGAAACGCATTTTAAATGAGGACCTAAAAGACGCCCCCTCGTGGGTTCAAAACATCACCGGGCCGTTTAATTCCGTGGGTGAATCGCTTGCTCAAATTTTCAACAAAAACGTGTCTGAAGAAAACATGGCCTCTCAGATTTACGAGCTCGTTTACCGGACGCCGTCGACATATCCAACCGTGGACCCTGTTTATTTCACCCGCACGTTAAGAAACAAGGCGACCGGGCTTCAGGTGCTTCAGTGCGTGGAGAAAACGACCTATGAGCCCGCGGCGGGCCCGGTCTATGTACCATGGGCCGATATCAACGGGCAGATCAAGATTAACGCGATCACGGGGCTTGAGGCTTCAAAAACCTACATTGTTCGTTTGAGATTAACCTAGAGGGCAGACGATGGCTTATTACAATCAAGAGGAAGATGAGAATTTAAACCCGGATCAGCAGCAGGCGGGCGGCGTACAAACCGCGCCACAGGCCGCGATGGCCCAGCCAGGCGCTCCTGGGGCGGCGGCGGGCGGCGGCGCTGGCGCCAAGACGCCTGATAACCCCGGAAATTTCGTCGGCATTAAGTCCTACCTCGACGCAAACAAAAACCAAGCAAGCAAACTCGGCGATCAGGCCTCAGGCGTTATCAATCAATCGGCTCAAGGGGCGCGGGATTCGGTCTCGGGCCTTCAGAATACTTTCACCCAGGCCGCGGGCTCCCCTGTTGCCTACGACCCATCAATCAATCAAAAGATCGGACAGGGCGCAGAGAAACTCTCGGAGCAGGAAAAACAGCAGGCTAAAAATCAGTACAACGCTCAATATTCAGGTCCGATGGATTTGATGGATCAGAACCTCTCTGGCCAATACACCGAAGCCCAGAAGAAACTTAACGCGGCTAAAACCAATGTCGAATCATCTGGCACCGAGCAGGGGCGAAAGAATCTCATCACTCAGGTGAACGATAAGCCTCGCACGGCGGGAGTCACGAATTTTGACAACATCCTTTTGCAATCGGGTTCTGGACGAGACAAGCTCGCACAGGCCTCGCAAGCCAATAAGGACGTGACGGGCGATGTTCTGGGTCAAGCGAACACGCAGGCCGCCCAGCTTGCCCAGGCGAACAAGGCCGCCGCAGACAAGGCCCGCACCGAAACGCAAAACGCGGTGAGCGGCGCGCAGTCTGAATTCAGCAAGCAATTTGATCCCAACGACCCGAATAGCCGTCTCGCTCAGGCGATTTCAAAAGCCCTCCTTGCAAATCAAGATGTGGCCAATGACGTTTACGATGACCCCTATGGTCTAACTAAGAACAATCTAGATTTGTTCGGTCTTGCTCCGGGGCAATTGTCATACGGAGCCAACATCGCAGACTATTTTAAGCAAGCTGATCCGACCAAAATAACCGCCGAAACGCTTGCGACGCCTGAGGAATTTGCGCGCGCCCAGGCGCTTGCCGAATTAGCGGACGGAACGAGCCTTCTAGATCAAAACAAGATTGGTGAGTCGGGCACTTCGGACCAATACCTTGGAAAGATCGATAAAGAGGGTCTGCTGGCGGATATTGGGAAGCGGGCATCAAACTTCCAAGATGTTTGGAACAAGCAAGAAGCAAAATCTTTGACGAATCCCAAGGCAAACTGGGCAGAGGAGATGATGCCTGCGCTCTCGACGGGCGGTTTCAGAAACTCCTACATGCCGCTTATTTCCGGGCATACACCACAGGAATTGAAAACAGAGATTGTTCCTAAGCTACTTTCGGCAGCGGCAAACCAGTGGAACGACCCCACGGGGAAAATCAGCGATGTGGGAATCCTCGCTCAAAACATTAAAAAGTATCTAGCCGATTTGGATTCCAAATCTAAAGGTAAGAAATTCTCGGCGACCGGAGGTCAATAGTGTCAAGCAGAGCTGACTCACTTTATAACAACGCGTTTTCGCTCATCAACAACGTGGGTGTTCCAAACGTTGAGGACATGGAGCTTCAACTTCAAGACCTTGTGCTCCAAGGCATTTTATCTCCGGAGGATGCGCAGGCGGCTCTTGCCGGCGACAGCGCCATGGGCGGGATCACACTAGACCCGGCGCTGAAGCAAAAACAAATGGCTTCGCTTGCGGCACTTCAGGACCTCGCCGATAACGGCGGCGTAACGCTGACTGATCAAGCGAACCTAAGAAAGACCATGGATCAGGTTAACGCCGAGGAGCGTGGCGCTCGCGATGCCATTATTTCAAATGCGGATGCCCGCGGCATGGGCGGCTCGGGCCTTGCGCTCATGAGTCAAATGAAAAACCAGCAGGACGCCGCTACTCGAGCTAGTAATGCGGGTCTCGACATGACGGCAAAAGCCAGAGACATGGCCCTTCAGGCCCTAATTCAAGGCGGCACTCAGGCCGGAAATGTTCGCTCTCAAGATTTTAATGAGCAGTCTCAAATTGCTCAAGGGCAAGACGCTATTTCGAAGTTCAATGCCGCAAATCAGCAGCAAACAAACTTGGCAAACACCGCAGCGAGAAACAATGCTCAGCAAATGAATCTGCAGGCCAAGCAGGCCATTGCGAATACGAACACGGCACAGAGAAACTCGTCCCAGCAGTACAACAAAGAGTTACAGCAGAAAAATTACGAAAACCAGATGAACAAGGCGCAGACTGGTGCAAATCTCCTGACTGGCCATGCCGCTTCATCTCAAGCGCAGTCGAACGCCGACAGAGAAAACAATCAAAAGCTTATCGGAACGGCGCTCACCGCCGCAGCGATGTTTTCCGACGAAAACGTCAAAGAGGACGTTGAGTGCTTTGATCCATCGGCCTTTCTCGATAGCATCGTGCCCAAAAAATACAGATACAAGGACGAGAGCATGGGCGAGGGCGAGCGCTATGGAATTATGGCGCAGGACCTTGAAAAGTCGCCTGCAGGCGATTCCATCGTGAAGGATACTCCTGTCGGCAAGGCCGTCGACACGGCCCAGGCCACAGGGCCGATCTTGGCGTCACTTGGTGACTTGCACCACAGACTTAAAAGAATTGAGGGGGACGGACATGCCTAATGAATTTGATCTTGATGAATTTTTAAAACTCCAAGACCCGAGCTCATTTCGCATGATGGGCGTCACAGATGAGGCTGAGCCAAATCCAGACATGCCTATTCCTGCGGCACCAATGCCGATGAGAGCTCCGGCGGTCGCTGCAAATCCTCCGGTCACGCCGGCACTTTCGCCGAGCCCTGGTCTCGCGCCAGCTGCAGGCGCGGCTTCTGCTGCGCCGAGCGTGCAGGACTATATAAAGAAAAAATTTAACCTGGGCGAATACTCCGACGAAAACCGCAAGAAACTAGCGGGCGAGGCTGAGGCGGGTCCTGGCATTGGAACCAAGCTTGCCGCCGCGGCGGCGGCTCTCGGCCAGGGGCTTATGGGTGGAAACGCCGCCGGCGCCGGCATGGGCATTTTAAACGCCGACGCGCAAGAGAGACAGAAGAAACTCGATCAGTTCGATAAGGGCCGAAGCAATCTCATCCAGGAGCACACACTTGACCGCATGGCCGATAAAGAAGGTAGAGAGGATGCTGATTTGGCGTCAGCCATGGACCCAAACAGTGCCGTCTCGATGTCGTTTCAATCGTTGGCGAGTAAAATCGACCCAAAGGGCGACTGGAAAAACAAAAGCGCCTACGATATTCAAAAAACCTACCCGCAGCTTGAAAAGATTTACGGGATTGACCAAAAGCGCATTGAGAAGCTCGATAACCGGGCGTTTCAGGAAAGACTTTTTGGACTTAAACAGGATGAGCGCGATGACGCCAGGCAATTAAAGCGCGACGAGCGCGATCTTCAGCTTGCGGTGCCGGGCTATGAGCGCACGGGCGAAGTATTGCCAAAGCCAGAAGAGGCAATGAAGCTTAGGAAGGCCACGGTTACGGCTGATCAGCTTCAGAGCAAGCTCAATCGATTGCGCGACCTTGTAAAAGATAAGGGTTCTTTTGAATACGGCGGTCAATCTGGAGCAGAGATGGAATCTCTTGCCACAGAAATTCAGCTGTTATCAAAAAGTCCGGAAATGTACGAGCTCGGCGTTCTCACGGGCCCCGACATGAACCTTTTGCAGAAAATCACCGCTGACCCAGCAAGCATGTCGAGTTTTTTCACTCGCGACAACACACGACTGAAGCAAATCGACACGCAGCTAAAATCGGTAAAAGACAAGGTGGATTCAACTGCCAGGTCTATGGGCTATCGGTCTGCAAACCAAGGTTCGTCGCCAGTGACTCCAAGCGAAGACCCTGGATTTCTTGCTTGGAAAAAATCCAAAGGATTTAAGTAATGAACGAACAAGAGCTCTACCAACAATACCTAAAAGAGACGGGCGGCGGGTCTAGCCAACCTTCAGACGCCGAACTTTACAAGCAATACCAGGCCGAAAAAGATCAGCGCCCCGGAATGCTTGAATCGGGTTTGCGTGGGGCGGCTCAGGGCATTACGGGCGGTTTTCAAGATGAACTCGAGGGCGCACTTGCGGGAGCAGGTCGCGCAATTGGGTTTGAAGGTTTTGGCGGAAATATCACTGACATTCATCCCTCGCCCGGAGGGCCAACGCTGGATTGGGATAAAATTTCTGGCGCTTACGCCGATGCTCGAGATAAGCAGCGCGGGGTCAACGCAGACGCCCGGGCATCAAACCCCAAAACCTATGGCGCTGGCGAAATCGGCGGTACAATCGGGCAGAACATACTGATCCCCGGGCTCAACGCCGCAAAGGGCGCTGGACTTGCTGCAAATGTCGGAAGGGGCGCTATTCAGGGCGCAATTGCTGGGTCTGGACACTCAGATGCTAGCGATGCCCTTGGACTCGCCAAAGACACAAGTATCGGCGTAGGCGCGGGCGGCTTTGGTGGCGCGCTTTCATTTGGCGCCGAGAAAGCAATTAATAAAATACCCTCTCTGTTTTCAAAAACCGCAGATTCGCTCGACGAGGCCGCGGAAAACTTTGCGGTCAAGGCGACCGGCGCAACCGGCAAGCAAACCGAGAAATTTGCCGATAACGCCGGGCGCGAGTTATTGGATCGGGGTCTTGTGCGCTTCGGTGATAGCGCGGAAAACATTGCCGAGAGGGTCGGGGCCGAGGCATCCCGCGCCGGCGACGACATTTCAGGCGCAATTTCTGGGCTTGACGACATGGGCGCTCGCGCAAGCACCGACGATATTGTGCAAAACCTTGAGTATAAGATCCAACAGTACTCTGCCGATCCGAGCCAGGCTCCGCTTGCGAGAAAGCTTCAGGCCATAGTTGATGACATACGGTCGTCGGGCGGCTCGAGTATTCCCTTATCAAGGGCCGAACAAATAAAACGTGGTTTCGGTGGCAAAATTAAAAATTGGCTTGACCCCGAGGTTGGCGCCGCGAACAAGGATGCCTATCGGGCGTACATGTCAGAGGTCGAAAAGCAGGCGCTTGCCGCAGACCCAAATCTTGCCTCAAAGTTTGCTGAGGGGAAAAAGACGTTCGGCCTATTGGCACCAATCGAGGAGGCGGCCTCTAAAAGGGCAGCACAGTTAAACCAGTCTCCATTCGGCGGCCTTGGCGATATTGCAGCCACCGCGGCAGGTGGGGGGAACCCGCTCTATGCGGCTGGGCGCAGGGCAATTGCTCCCCGCCTAGCAAGCTCCGCAGCGTGGTCTGCTGACAAGATTGCAGACGTGGTGCGCGCAACTCCCGAGGTGTTCGGCAAATATGCCGGTGTTTTACAAAGCGCCGCCCAGCGTGGTCCTCAGGGGCTTGCGAGCACTCACTTTATTTTAGAATCAACAGATCCAGCTTACCGCGAAATGATCAGATCTGTTGCAGACAGAGATATAGGAGAATAAATGGATTTGTTCGGAATTGACCCAAGCCTATTACAAAGCGTTTTAAGCCAAGCCGCCCAGTCGTCTTTGGCCGAAAAGCTTATCGTCGTGGCCGTGGTGTGGTACATGATGCGCAAAAAAGTTTCCGATCACTTTACTAGCATTACCGTAAGCCTTTCGGCCATCGTAAAAAGTCTGGATGAGCTTAAGGAATCAGTGGTGCGCTTAGAAGAGTCGCACGCTGGCCGCATAGGTAAGCTCGAGGGGCGCGTCGATCAGCTTGAGAAGAAATAGGCTATTTACATTCAATCCCCAATAAAGTTACTGGTAAAATGAAAACAAAAACCGCATCGATTCCTCCCATTATTTGACGGTGGCCCGGACCGCTCTCGTCTCGATCACCAAGGCTCGACAAGCCTCCCTGGTGCTACCCTCAAGATCAATGGCGAAGTTTGTTGTCGATGTAGACTTGGCTCGGGCGCGGCTTTTTCTAAAAAGTTCAACCGCCGCCGATAGATCTTGCTCGCAGAACTTTGTTGACGCTGCAGAGATATCGCTTGGCGACTCCTTGGTGTTGACTGCATACTGGGCCGCTTTTTTTAGGGCACAATTTAGATACTTGGTTTCGGCAGCTTCAATTTCTGCGCGTCGCGCGTCCAATTGAAGTCGTTCCGCTGCGGAGCTTGCACACCCACCCAAGAAACAAATTAATAAAAGGCTAATGTATATACGCATATTTTACTTATCGGAACCGTTACCTTTTTACTTTAGCCGGTAATAGTTTCCGCTTAGCGAACATTCTGCGCCGTCTATAATCAATTCTATTTATAAATTGGTTCGCTTTATGTAAAGGGCTCTTAATCTATATTAAGAGGTTAGCCTGGAAGAGCTCGCTGCACTCGAAGCGCATCTAAGAAAATCACTTGTTCTTTTGGTTGAGTTTCGTCTCAAGCTCGAGGCGGGCCTCGTCAAGGATCGCGCTCGATCCAGCCGAAAGATCGCGCACAAAATCGAGAAGGGCCCTAAGCTTACCCTCGTCAAGGGTGGGCAAAACAGTCATAAGGCGCCCAAGGATCTCTGATTTTGTATGTTCTGTTTTGGTTCGCTCGCCTGGAGTCGGGCCCTCAAGCTCATCTATTGATATGCCCAGTTTTTTAGCAATCTTCAGTTTGGTAGAGGCTCTTCCGTTGGAGATGCCGGCCTCAATATCTCTAAGTGTCCCGTACGGGATTTCTAAGTATTCAGCGAACCTTTCGCCCGACATACCCATATCAAAACGTCGCAAAATGAGATTTTTTGCTAACTGGGTTTTCTCTTTTTTCCTAGTCTTTCCCATAACTTCCAAGTTACACCGCGCCGGCCCAAAAGGCCTTAAGGATAAATCAGGAAATAATGCTTGATAATTCCTGATAAATCCGTATAATGGTCTGTATATGGTAACTGCATCCGAAGTTAAAAATGTAATAGATAGCAAAAACCTGAAGATCAAAGGGGTAGCTGTATTGATTGGCGTCGAGCCAGATACCCTTGGCAGATGGCTTTCCGGTAAAGGCAATCTCGGAAAGTCCGCAAAAATTCTATTGGGCCACGTTCTCGGCCTGCGGCCAGTGAAAGTAGTTTTTGCTGAAGCCAGTTAACTGAATTTTGAAAGAACAATAATCGGTCTCTAGCATGAATTTTTGCACGCGCAGAAATTAGGGCCGTCTTTTGTAAACATTATATGGAGATTGAAAAATGAACGCGAAAATCAGACATAACGACGAAAAACTCGAAGTTTGGTGCGTTGGCTATTTCACCATGGAAACGAAGGGCTACTACGCTGGTTTTGCCTCTGTGGACAATTTCCAAGTTTACGACGGTAACGACAATGTGACTGATCAGCTTGATGCTAGCGACCTTAAAGATCTTAAAGAGCGGTATGTTCAATATTGTCTTAAGGAGATTGCATGATTCGTTCTATCCTTTGCTATTTTGGCTTTCATGCGGGCGAATTTCACGTCCACCGCGTCCACTCCTACTCTGATAAGTATATGAAGTGTCGTATTTGCCCAAACTGTAAAACCTCGGAAACGGTGTATTTATGAGTAACATTCAAAGATTCGAAAATTTAAAACAGGTTGTCCAACAGTCGGCTGTAGATTTCAACAAGCTGGCAAAGATCCACGGCGCAGTTCACTTCGAGAGAGAGGCGTCTTTTGCAATCCAAATCTTGCAAGAAAACGACTACCTGGCGGGGGTAGCTATGTCTAACCCGGATAGTTTGCGTCGAGCGGTGCTAAACGTCGCTGCCGTGGGGTTATCTCTGAGCCCTGTCCACAAGCTTGCGTATTTGGTGCCTAGGAAGAAAAAGGTTTGCCTTGATATCTCTTATCGCGGTCGGGTTCACCTTGCCATTGAGTGTGGTGCGATCCTTTGGGCTAAAGCAGAGCTTGTATATGAAAAAGATTCTTTTACCTACATGGGGCCTAATGAATTACCGGTTCACAAGTTCGAGCCATTTAAGGACCGTGGTGTGGGTGTAGGCGCTTACTGCGTGGCTAAGTTACCGGGAGGTGATTTCATGACAGAGCTTATGTCGCTCGAAGAGATACACCGCATTCGGGACCGCTCCGAGGCTTGGAATGCTAAAGATGGCCCTACGGGTCCCTGGAAAACGGATCCAGAGGAAATGGTCAAGAAGACGGTTGTTATTCGCGCCGCTAAATCTTGGCCTAATACAACTCGGTCAGAGCGATTTACCGCTGCGCAAACTGCGGGCGATGAGGTTGATGACACTGTTTTTGAAACAACGGCAATCGCACCCAAGAACGATGAGCGAGAAGAGCGCCTTCTTGGTATTCGCGCTATTTTAAAATTCCTCGGTAAAGAAGAGCCAAAATATATAGAGTATGTGGCTCGGGTCGTGAACCGCGAAATCAAAGCCCTAGAAGAGTTAACAGACATTGAGCTTGAGCAGCAATGCGCCTTTGTCGATCAACTCGCAGAAAAAAAGAGAGAGGTAGACAATGCAGCTTCCTAATAAGTTTACAGAAACAGCGCGAGAGTTTGAATCAAAGTACGGAATTAACCCGCTAACTGCCGATCAGGGCACTAGCGAGTGGATGGCATCCAAGCTTGGTGTGCTTTCGGCCTCAAACGCCAAAGCCATTTTATCTGGAACAGATACGGCAACACGCGCGACCTACATGGCTGAGCTCGTTGCGCAGGTAGCGACAGGCATTTTCCCGGAAGTTAATGCTTACGCCATGGCCTGGGGCAAGGATCACGAGGACGCTGCGCGCGCATCCTATGAGTTTGCAACAGGTGAGAAGATCTTGCCGCTTGGGTTTGTTTTCAAAGATGGTCTTTTTAGAGTTGGTGCGAGCGCCGATGGTCTCGTGTCTGCCAAAAAAGGTTTCGAAATTAAATGCCCATTTAACTCAAAAAACTACATTGAGTTTCTGTGCGAAAACAAAGTAAAGCCTGAATGGAAGCAACAGGTAAACATGGGCATGTGGGTTACCGGTCTTGAGGTTTGGGATTTTGCCCAATACGACCCGCGAATGAAGTCAAAGCCCTTTCACTCGATCACCATCGAGCGCGACGAAAAGCTGATTAAGCAGTTCGACGATGCTGTCCCTCAGTTTATTGCTGACATGGACAAAATGCTCGAAAAGGTTGGCGTTAAGTTTGGTGATCAATGGTTAAGACTGAAGGCCGCAGCATGACACTCGAAAAATTCTTAAAACAAAAGCGCCTCGATTCGGGCATGACACAGCAAACGATAGCGAAGGCGCTGCGCCTCGAATCGTCGCAATTCGTTAGTAACTGTGAGCGGGAGCGCTGCGGTTGGGCGGTTGATCACTTCCCAACGCTTTCAAAATTGCTTGGCGTGAAGGTGGGCGAAATGGTTGAGATGCGCGGCGAGGACTACAAGCTTGAAATGCGGCGCAGTTTGGGGGCAGTACGTGGACAAAGACTTAGAGCTTAGGGCGCTTGCGGTGAGCATCGGTTTGTTTATCGCGATACTTGCTTGCGTATTTTTTTGGTGAGGATATTTCAAATGACCAACACGAAAGCACGCGATGAGTGGATTAATAAACGCTACGACTGGCAAGGAAAACCAGAGGACGAAAACTTTAAACGCCTACTGCGGGAAGGCTACGATAAAGCCATCGAGCATGTGTTAAAGGCCGTCGGGGAGTTTGGTAGTTTCGACGAGCACTCCATTAGAAATTTTGCCAGTCGTGAACTAACTTTTTTTCCTGGAGAGTATTCAAGAGAAAAGGTATTCGAGCACAAAATGGAGGCCGCAACTATTGGTGCTCGCCATCAACACGCCCAAATCATAAAGAAAATTAAAGGAGAGACTAAATGAAAACAAACGGGGATGATCCAATAAATCCTTGGCAAGAGTTTAATCAGAACTTTTGCAATACAGCAATGGTACCGGGCCTCACAAAGCGTGAATACTTCGCGGCTCTTGCGATGCAGGGGTTATGCGCGAATGAAAAGTTTTCTGATTTCTGTAACGATCAGGTGCCGTATATGAGAGAGATACACCAAGAAGCAGTGAAACAGGCGGATTACTTAATCGCTGAGCTTAATAAGAAAATTAAGGGAGATGTGGGATGAGTCCTAAAGTAATTGAAAAAACTATCGCACTAGGCAAGCAAAGATGGCGCATAAATGAAGATGGGTCTTGGTCTGTATTAATGTTTGGGTCATTCCCATTTCAAAAAGAACCGGGCCTCATTTGGAGGTGGGTTTCGATTGAGGCTAAAAATGTGCCTACGGAGGTGAAAAATGCGGTATAACTTCTGGGTTTTTTTATGGGACTCTTTTGATCTATTCTACATGGTAACCGGACTGCGTGCTCAATCTCCAATCGAAATCTTTTTCCCCGAATTTGGGCATTGGCTTTTTGGAAAAATGATTGGACGCAAAGGAGTAAAAATATGCCCCCCCGCCTGCAAAAAATAATGGAGGAGTTGGCTGAGAAGTTTGTACACGCGAAGATCTGTTTTGGTGGCCTTGAATATTCCCTATCGGGCAATACGGCCAAAGAGTGCCGTTTGGCTTATTTAGAGGGTGCAACCAAAGCCGTCACCGAGC